CTTTGTTCAACATATTTATTTTTCCTTTCTGCTTGACATATTATCCTACATGACTATATTGTCAAGTATGAAAGGAGGAATAAAAATGGAAAATACACACTCGACATTTTTAGTGTTAAGAATAAGCGAAGACAAAGACAATGGATCGACAGATATTGACGTTGTTGAGAGCTTTGTAACTATGCGAGACGCTAAAAATTACAAAGATGCGAAGGACTTGATTGAGCGTTTATCTCCAAGAAGTACATGGAGACATACCCAATATAAAATTCAACAAATTTTTTACAAGTCCTTTGTTCAAGACGAAAAAAAATCGTGGAAAGATTTAGTTTCGGCTTAATATTGTAAAAAACTGGAGTGTTGCATTCGTGCAACACTTCAGAAAAAAATAAATTTTTTTCTTGACTGTTGTATTTTTGCAACAGGGAAGAGCATGTGGGCGGGACCCACCCCAGGAAAAATAATTATAGATCCCAGAAATCTTTTGTTGACATCGATATTGATTAATATATTATCCTATACATTAACAAAGGAGAAAGCATGATAAACTTTAAAGATCTAAAAAAAGGTGATGAGATAAGATCCACGCAGCTCGGACCTCCAATTGATGGTAAGTTAATGGAAAGTCCAAAACAAGGTAAGGGAATAAAAAAAGTAATTTTAATTTATTCTAAAGGTTCAACTGTTGGAATGTTTGATGAGCATGGTTCAGTTTATGCTACTGACATTGTTGAAGTCGAGCGAGATGGAATGTGGCATGAGGTTAGCCACCAGTAATTAGCTATGTAGTTCTTGCATAGGGTATCCTACAATATCCTATGCATAAACTGCATACCACTCTGGGTTGTGTAGAGAAGAGCATGTGGGCGGGACCCACCCAGGCGCGCTTCGCGCGCCTACAATTATAATAGAGGTACCAGACCGTTTTGGTTTTTTGACTTTTTTATTTTAGTCGATCCCCTTTTTTGCAAAAGGGATCCTAACGTATACCCCTATATAGCTTGATTTACATAATTTATCCTATAAAATACTTTGTGGTTCCATATGAAGCTAACCTTAGAACAAATAAATAAAATACCAGATATACAAGCTCGTAATAAATTAAAACGAGATATTGTCGAAAGATACGAGTTCCAGAAGAAAGAGGCTGCAAGAGGAGACTTCTTAACGTTTGTAAAAAGAATGTGGCCACAGTTTATAGAAGGTAAACATCACAAAATTATTTCTGAAAAATTTAACAAGATAGCAACAGGAGAAAAAAATAGATTAATTATTAATATGCCACCAAGACACACTAAGTCTGAGTTTGCATCTTATTTTTTACCTGCGTGGATGATAGGAAATGATCCTCAGTTAAAAATAATACAAGCAACCCACACAGCAGAACTAGCCGTGAACTTTGGTCGTAAAACTAAAAACTTAATCGACTCGAAAGAATACCAAGATCTTTTTGCAACAAGACTTCAAGAAGATTCCAAGGCAGCAGGACGATGGAACACGGCACAAGGTGGTGAATACTTTGCAGTCGGTGTCCAAGGTGCGGTAACCGGTAGAGGTGCTGATTTATTAATTATAGATGATCCACATTCCGAGCAAGATATGAACTCGAAGAATGCTTTTGAAAAAGCATATGAGTGGTATACATCAGGACCACGACAACGTCTTCAACCTGGTGGTAGAATTATTTTAGTTATGACTAGATGGAGTAAAAAAGATTTAACAGAAATGTTATTAAAAGCACAGGTAGAAGAGAAAGCAGATAAATGGGATGTCATAGAATTTCCTGCGATCATGCCAAGTGGTAAACCAGTATGGCCTGAATATTGGAAGCTCGAGGACCTTGAAGCTGTAAAAGCTTCTGCAGGATTAAATAAATGGAATGCACAATACATGCAAGATCCAACCTCTGATGAAGGAGCATTAATCAAAAGAGAGTGGTGGCAAGAGTGGGAACACGAACACATGCCAGTTTTAGATCATATTATTCAAAGTTACGACACAGCATTTTTAAAAAAAGAAACTGCAGATTATTCTGCGATAACTACTTGGGGCGTTTTTAGACCAAACGAAGATTCACCAAGACAATTAATATTATTAGATTCTTTAAAAGGTAGATACGAGTTTCCAGAACTTAAAAGAGTAGCTCACGAACAATATAAATATTGGAATCCTGATACTGTGTTGATTGAAGCTAAAGCTTCTGGTTTACCTTTGATGTATGAACTTAGACAAATGGGTATACCCGCAAATAATTACACACCATCAAAAGGGCAAGATAAAGTTGCGAGAGTTAATTCTGTGTCTCCTCTCTTTGAAGCAGGTATGATATGGGCTCCTTTAAAACAGGAGTTCGCTCAAGAAATGGTTGAAGAATGTGCTGCTTTCCCGTATGGTGACCATGATGATTTGGTCGACTCGATGACACAAGCTGTTATGAGATTTAGACAAGGTGGTTTTATAACCTTGGATGATGACTATAAAGATAAAATGAAGGTGAAGAAAAAATATAAATATTATTGGTAATGTATTGGACACCAAGACGATTAAAAGAACTTAAAGAAAAAGGGCTTAAATTGACTTACGAGGATAGAACTAAGAAACCAAAGAAACTAACAACCACAGTGCCCCCCAAATCAGGACCCACACCTCAAGGGTTGAATATTCAATATAATACTGTTAAAGATGTAAGATTGGAGAAAAAACATGGCAATAGACAAAAGCCTGCCAAACAAAAAGGTTGAAATACCAGGACCACAAGAGCAGGCAGAACAACAAATAGAAATTCAAGAAAATTTACCTAATCAAGGTGAAACAGAAATCACACCATTAGATGATGGTGGTGTTGAAATTAATTTTGAACCAGGAGCATTTAGCCAAGAACAAAGTGAAAGTCACTTTGATAATTTAGCTGAGTTATTGCCAGAGGAAACATTAAATCCTCTTGGTTCAGAGTTAGCACAAAATTACCAAGAGTATAAAGCTTCTAGAAAAGATTGGGAAACCTCTTATGCAAAAGGTTTAGATCTTTTAGGGTTTAAATACGAAACTCCTGCACAACCTTTTCAAGGCGCAAGTGGTGCCACGCACCCCGTGCTATCTGAAGCTGTTACTCAATTTCAAGCCTTGGCGTATAAAGAATTGTTACCTGCAGATGGACCTGTAAGAACAAGAGTTATTGGAGCGCAGACTCCACAAAAGAATGACCAAGCAAGTCGTGTTAAAGAATTCATGAACTATCAGCTCATGGATGTGATGAAAGAGTACGAACCAGAGTTTGACCAAATGCTTTTTTATCTCCCTCTTTCCGGATCTGCCTTTAAGAAAGTCTATTACGATGATCTTTTAGGCAGGACGGTTTCTAAGTTCGTCCCTGCTGATGATTTGATAGTTCCATACAATGCAACTTCACTAGAAGATGCGGAGGCCGTGATCCATCGTATTAAAATCTCGGAAAATGATTTAAGAAAACAACAAGTCGCTGGATTTTATAGAGACATAGAATTACCAAGACCATTTAACCAAGAAACAGAAGTAGAGAAAAAAGAAAGGATGTTAGAAGGAACTAAAAGAACTTTTAACGAAGACATATATACGCTTCTTGAATTTCATATCAATTTAGATTTAGAAGGGTTCGAGGACCGTGGACCTGATGGCGCGGAGACAGGAATTAAACTTCCATACATTGTAACAGTAGAAGAAGGATCAAGAGAAATTTTATCTATTAGAAGAAACTATGAGATAGCAGATCCTAAGAAACAAAAGATTCCATACTTTGTACATTTTAAATTTTTACCAGGTTTAGGTTTTTACGGTTTTGGTTTAATCCACATGATTGGTGGATTATCGAGAACAGCAACAACGGCACTAAGATCGTTGCTTGATGCAGGAACTCTTTCTAACTTACCCGCAGGATTTAAGATGCGTGGTATTAGAATTAGAGATGATGCACAATCCATACAACCAGGAGAATTTAGAGATGTAGACGCACCAGGTGGTAACATAAGAGATTCATTTATGACACTGCCATTTAAAGAACCGTCTGCAACTTTATTACAGCTTATGGGTGTCGTGGTTTCAGCGGGGCAAAGGTTTGCTTCAATCGCTGATCTTCAAGTAGGAGAGGGTAATCAACAAGCAGCAGTGGGCACGACAGTAGCCTTGTTGGAACGTGGATCGAGAACAATGTCAGCGATTCACAAAAGAATTTACGCAGCACTTAAAAACGAATTTAAATTAATGACAAGAGTATTTAAATTATACTTACCAAACGAATACCCATACGATGTCGTTGGTGGTCAAAGAATGATTAAACAAACAGACTTTGATGATAAGATAGACATCATTCCAGTTGCAGATCCAAACATTTTTTCCCAAGCCCAAAGGATCTCTATAGCCCAAACGGAATTGCAACTGGCTAGTTCCAACCCTCAGCTTCATAATTTATATGCTGCTTACAGAAATATGTATGAAGCTTTGGGTGTAAAAAACATTGATGCAGTTTTAAGACCACCTGCAAGACCTATGCCCATGGATCCTGCAGTTGAACATATACAAGCTTTAGGTGGTAAACCGTTTCAAGCATTTAAAGGTCAAGACCATCAAGCACATATTACAGCGCATTTAAATTTTATGTCGACTAACATGGCAAGAAATAATCCTGTGGTGATGGCAAGTTTACAAAAAAATATTTTTGAACACATATCATTGATGGCTTTAGAACAAGTTGAGATGGAATTCCAAAGAGAGATTGTAACTTTACAATCTATGCAACAAAATCCACAAGCAATGCAAGACCCAATGATGCAACAACAAGTTATGGATCTAACTATGAAAATAGAATCTAGAAAAGCTGTGTTGATTGCGGAAATGATGGAAGAATATTCTAAAGAAGAGAAGAAAATACTTGGTGACTTTGCAAATGATCCACTTGCTAAACTAAGATCTAGAGAATTAGACCTAAGAGCACAAGAAAATATGAGAAAAGAAAAAGAAGGTGAAGAAAGATTGAACCTAGATAAGATGAGAGCGATGATGAACCAACAAAATACAGAAGATAAGATGGATCAAAACGAAGATTTAGCAAAATTAAGAGCAAATACATCCATTCAAAAGACAGTTTTAAGTAAAACTTTACCAAATGCGAAAGATATGATGGGCGGATCAGTAATTATAGGGACAGATCAGGAGTAAAATGGACAAAAAACAGAAAAAAGTTGCTAAAGTTATGAAGAAATTTAAAAAAGGAAAGCTTTCTATTGGAAAATCTGATAAAAAAGTTAAAAATAGAAAACAAGCTATCGCAATTGCCTTGCGAGAAGCAAATATTAGGAGGAAAAATGGTAAATAAAAATAAAAAAGACCTTAACCATGAAATGTTTACGAACAAAGATGGTCATCTTGAGGGTGGAGTAGAAATAGAAGCTACAAATCCACAAGAAACACAAGAACAAGACATTCAAGGTCAAGGAAACGTTAGACCAGAGAAGAAAAGAAAAGCTAAGTGGTACTAATATGTGGTTATCGGCAATAAAATTAGCCGTCTCTACTGGTAGTAAACTTTACGCTAACAGGCAGAAGACGAAACAAGCAATGTCTGATGCAAGATTAATGCATGCAGAGCGTATGGCTCGTGGTGAGGAAGCTTACCAGGGCAAATTACTAGAGGCTCGACAAAACGACTGGAAAGACGAATTCGTTTTGGTGATTCTCTCGGCGCCCGTGATTGTTCTA